TAAGCCATGTCGTTGCTGCTCCTGTTCCCTAGCGGCGGGGGCGGCGCTCCATCAGCGCAGGCCCTGACGGCTGCACGGTTTGATAACTCAAACACCTTCTACTCCCCGACCGTAGGCCGGGGGACGGTCACACTGACGGCCAGCCGCTACGACAACACGCAGGTGTTCTATGCGGCCAGTGTCACACGGGCATCGGCACCGCAGAGCATTCAGGTCGGGTTGTTCACCAACGCCCAGACTTTCTACCCGTCAACCCTGACCAGCAAGGTCACGTTGTCGGCGGCAAGGTTTGACAACGCTCAGACCTTCAATGCCCACACCTTGACCAGCCGGGTGACGTTGACGCCGGTGCGGTACGAGAATGCTCAGGCGTTTTACACGGCTCAGGTCAACCAGACCATCAAGCCGGGGCTGTTCACCAACGGGCAAGCGTTCTATGCGCCGGTGGTGTCTCAGTCCGGTGGTTCACAGGCGCTGTTGCCGGGGCTGTACGAGAACGTCAATGAGTTCTTCAGCCCGAAGATCACTCAGCACATCACGTTCCTGAATTGGGTGGAACCGGGATGGGTAGAGCCGGGGTGGGTGGAATGGCCGTACTTCAACCGCAGCCAGTTCTTCGGGGCTGAGGTCACCCAAGCAGAGAAGGGCGGTCCGGTCCACGAAGTCGAGATCATCGACTTTGAACCGAAGCTGTGGTGGCTGCGTAAGCCCAAGGCGATTGCCGAGCCGGTGGCGAAAGAGCAGGTCAAGCGGGTGGCGGGTGTCATCCGTGAGGTGGTGAAGTCCACCGAGAACCCGACCGAGCAGAAGCGTGAAGTCAAGCAGGCGATTGCCCCGCTGATCCGTGAGATGCCCGCCTTTGATTGGGTGGCGCTGATGCGGTTCATTCAGATTCAGGTGAATCTAGAGCGGCAAGCCGAGCAGGACAGGCTGCGTAGATTGGCCCTCGCCGAGATGGACGAGGAAGATGCACTGATATTGCTGTTGGCATGAACCAAACCGACCTGATGCGCGAACAGACGCGCGGACAACTCTCCACTTCTTTGCTGGAAAACGAGCTTCTTCAAGAGGCTCTGGATGCCATTGAGAAAGAGGTGATGGAGCAATGGATTGCCTGCCCTGCACGGGACCATGAAGGCAAAGAAGCCCTGTGGCAGTTGATTAAGACCAGTCGCAAGTTCCGCACGATCCTTGAGGGGTACATTGAAACCGGAAAGCTGGCGAGTGAGCAACTGCGGCAGTTTGAGGAAAAACGCGGCCTGCTGTCACGATTGAAGCGTGCCGCTTAACTGAATTCACCCTTCGGTGGATAGCCCTTCGGGGCTTTTTTGCGTCCTACGGGGCGCTTTTTTATTTGTGGAGTGCTATGGACACCAACCCAGACAACGGAGTGTCGCTAGAAGACCTGGCCGGAATGCTCGATGAACCCGAGCAAATCGAGGCAGAAACCCCGGATGATGAACTCGCAGCCGCGATTCCTGAAGAGGAAGACCCGGTAGCAGAGCAATCGGAACCCGAGGCGGAAACCGATGATTTGGTCGAGGCGGAATACGAGGGCAAAACGTACAAGGTTCCGAAAGAACTGAAGGACGCATTGCTACGGACCCAGGATTACACCCGCAAGACCCAGGAAGTCGCCGAGATGCGACGGGCTGCCGAACAGCGTGTACAAGCTATTCAGGCCCAAGAGCAGATCATGGCCGCGACTTTCGACAAGGCCGCTGAACTGAAGCAGATTCAATCTCAACTCTCCCAATTCGATCAAATCGACTGGCAAGCGTTGAGCGATGCTGACCCGGTTCAAGCGCAGAAACTATTGATTGCACGCCAGAACTTAGAGCGCAGCTACGGACAAAAGGCGCAAGAGCTTCAAATGGCGCAGGCTCAATACCAGCAACTGACCGCACAACAGCGTCAGCAAATGCTGCAAGAGGCTGCGAAGGAATTGAAGCAGCGACTCCCCGAGTTCGACGCCAAGATGGCCGAACGTATCCGCACCACCGTCAAGGAATACGGGTACAGCGATCAAGAACTGTCCAATGTCACCGACCCGCGATTGGTGCAGGTTCTGCACGACGCGATGAAGTGGCGAGAGCTTCAGGCCCAAAAGCCTCAAGCAATGAAAAAGGTGGCCGAGGCACCCAAGGCAGTCAAGCCGCAAGCCCAGACACCGAAACCACGCAACCAGGCTGCATTGCAGCGTTTGAAAACACATGGCCGGGTAGAAGACCTGGCTTCATTTCTTTGATTAAGGAGAATTTTCATGGCACAACCGTCCGATACCTTTGACAGCTACGATTCCCGTGGCATTCGTGAAGACCTGCAAGACAAAATCTACATGGTGTCGCCCGAAGCGACCCCGGTGCTGTCTGCAATCCGTCGTTTCAAGGCGACCCAGAAGCTGCACGAATGGCAACGCGATTCGCTTGCCGCACCGAACAAGGACAACGCCGTCATTGAAGGCGATGACCGTGCAGGTACGGCGCTGACCGCGACCACCCGTGTGGCCAACACCACCCAACTGCTGGACAAGGTGGCTATTGTTTCTTCGACCACGGAGAAGTCCAAAGCCGCTGGCCGTTCGAGCGAGATGAAGTACCAGATCGCCAAGGCCATGAAGGAACTGAAGCGCGACCTCGAGGCTGCGATTGTGTCGAACAACCCGGCTGTGGCTGGTAACTCGACCACTGCCCGCAAGATGGCCGGTCTGGGTCCGCTGCTGTTCACCAACACCTCCCACGGTGCCGGTGGTTCGACCACTTCCCACACCTCGGGTCTGGCGACGGCTGCTCCCACTGCCGGTACGGCCCGCGCTTTCGCTGAAGGTCAACTGAAAACCGTGATGCAGTCCATCTACACCAACAGCGGTGAGATGCCCAGCATCATTTCGATGACCCCCAGCCACAAGGCCGGTTTCTCTGCCTTCCAGGGCATTGCCTCCAGCCGCTTCAACGTGGCCAAGGGCAAGCAGGCCGTCATCATCGGTGGCGCGGACGTTTACATGTCCGACTTCGGCGAACTGACCGTGGTGCCGAACTACGTGCAGGCCACTTCCTGCAACGACACGGTGTTCATCCTGAACCCCGAGCAGGCTGGCGTGGCTTACCTGCAAGAGTTCCAATCCACTCCGCTGGCCAAGACCGGCCACACCGAGAAGGAACTGGTGTTCTGCGAAGCGACCCTGGTCGTGACCTCGGAAGCCTCACACGGGAAGATTGCGGCCCTTACCGCCTGATGAATGGGGCTTCGGCCCCGTTTCCCTGTTGACCCTAACGAACCCCTGCCAGCAATGGTGGGGGTTTTTTTATGTCCATCGTTTTTCAAGAGCAAGACGCCCAGACAGGGATTCAGACCAAGGTCTATCAGGACGAGCAGCGCACGGTCATTGCCAAGAGCTACGACGCCGAACCTTTTCTGCAAACCGCTGCCGAGATGCGTGCCCAGACCCAGGGCGAACGCTGGGGCGAGATGCGGCACGTGGGGTTCATTCCGATGGCGGAACTGTCCAAGATGATGCGTCAGGACGGAACTATTGACCGCAAACGCTGCTTGGAATTCTTGAAGCAAAACCCTGCCTTTGTGACGTTCTCCAAGGTGCTGAAGTGATCTCGACCTACACCGACCTTCAGACTGCGGTGGCGCAGTGGATGCACAGGACCGACCTGACAGCACTGATCCCCGACTTCATTGCCTTGACGGAAGAGAAGCTGAACCGCTACCTCCGCACCAAGGACAACGAGACGACGCTTTCTCCGACAGCGATTGTCAACAACCGGGTGGCGATCCCGGCAAATACCGTGGCCGTGAAGACGTTGTGGCTTGACGGTTACGAAGCCTCTCCCCTGAAGCCTCAGAGCCTGGAGAGCGTGATTTCCAAAGGGACTGAAGGCTTGGCCACGGTCTATGCGTGGCAGGGGTCGGATTTCCTCTTTGACGGCACGGGCACCGTGGAAGGTGTGCTGTACCGAAACATTCCCCCATTGGCGACGAACAGCACGAACTGGTTGCTGACCGCCCACCCGAGCGTGTACCTGTTTGGCACGCTGATGGAAGCGAATCTGTACATCAAGAACGGGGAAGAGGCCACGCTGTGGAAGGCCCGGTTCGATGGCCTGCTCGATGAGCTGAACGGCAATTCTCAACGCGACACGATGAATGGGCCTTTGGTGGCCCGAGCGAGGTAAACCATGCCCCTAGAAGTAGGCACGTTCATTTCCGATCTGGTTTCCACCAACCCGACCTCGACCGACCCGAAAGCGGAAGGCGATGACCATATCCGTTTGCTGAAAAGCACGATCAAGGCGACGTTCCCCAATGTGTCCGGGGCAGTGACGCCGACTCACACTGAACTGAACTATGTGGACGGGGTGACTTCTGCGATCCAGACGCAACTGGACAGCAAGGCCCCGGTCAACAGCCCGACGTTCACAGGGACGGTGGTGCTTCCTGCCACGACTTCGGTGGGTACGGTGTCCAGCACGGAAATCGGCTATCTGGACGGCGTGACCTCCGGGATTCAGGGTCAGTTGGATGCTAAAGTCCTGCACTGACGGGCACGCCCACGGCTCCGACAGCGGCACCGGGGACAGCAACGACGCAGATTGCCACGACCGAATTCGTGGTGTCGCAGGCGTTTTCTTCTGCGCTGCCGGGTCAGACCGGAAATGCTGGCAAGTACCTGTCCACTGATGGCTCTGCCGCCTCTTGGCAGACGGTCAATGCGGTGTCCAGCGTGGGGGTGTCGGTTCCCGGCTTCCTGACGGTTTCCAACTCGCCTATTACCTCCAGCGGCACCATTGCGATAGCGTATTCAGGGTCGGCCCTGCCCGTTCTTAACGGTGGCAC